GCTGACGCATCTGACCAGTTATTGCAGCAAAATATGTCTGAAGCGCAACAACAAGAAGCACAACAAAAAGCGCAAGACCCCGTATTCCAGATGCAACAACAAGAACTACAACTCAAACAAGGTGAGTTAGAGCGCAAAGCTGCTAAAGATCAAGCCGATAATGAAATTGCTATGGCAGAACTTAAACTAGAAGAAGCTAAACTAGAGTCTGATGAACGGCAAGCGCTACAAAAACTCATGGCTGATGGAGTAGCTAAAGAAGGCGCTCTAAACGTACAACAGTTAATTGAAGGAGCCAAGTTAGCTGTTGCAGCAGGTAAAAACAGTGGGCCTACTAACCAATGACCATTTTTGAAGTATTAAGAAAAGAAATAAATACTAAAGAAACACTATTACTTGATAAGTTAAGTAGTGGCAGCATTAAAGATCATTCAGAATATAATTATGTGTGTGGAAACATTAGTGCACTACGCAGTATTATGGAGTATATTACTGAACTAGAATCAAACTTTGAGGAAGATTAATGAGTAATGTAGCTCCTATAGATGAATCTGCAACAGCAACCCAACTACCAGAACCACAAGGATATCGCATCCTCTGCGCTATTCCTGACATAGAAGACAAATTTGATAATGGTATTATCAAAACAGAAGAAACCATTAAAAACGAAGAAATACTGGCTACAGTGTTATTTGTAGTTAAACTAGGTACAGACTGCTATAAAGATGAAAGCAGGTTCCCTAGTGGCCCTTACTGCAAAGAAGGTGACTTTGTACTGGTTAGACCCCACACAGGGACTAAAATAAATATACACGGCAAAGCCTTTCGTTTAATAAATGATGATTCTGTAGAAGCAGTAGTTGACGATCCACGAGGAATACAAAGACAATAATTTTAACTAAAAGAGGATAGTGTAATGCCACAAACCGCATTAGAGAATGAAGCAGTAGAAGAAGTTGTAGAAACTCCAGAAGCCGCTGAAGAAGAATTTGAGATTGTTATTGAAAACGATACTCCTGAAGAAGACCGTGATCGAGAACCAATGCCAGAAGAAATTGTGGATAATCTCGAAAAAGACGAGCTTGAAGAATATTCCGTAGAAAAAGCCAAACAACTTAAAAAAGTGTGGCATGACGAGCGTAGAGCTAAAGAAGAAGCCCAACGCGAGCGTGACGCAGCAGTTGCTTTTGCTAAACAACAGCAAGAAGAAAACAAAAAGTTCAGAGCTGACCTTAACAAAGGCGAAGAAGCTCTTATGGAGAATAGTAAATCTTCTGCGGAACATGAACTACAACTAGCTAAAAAATTATTTAAAGATGCTTATGATGCAGGCGATGTTGACGCTGTAGCAGACGCTCAAGAAAAAATGATGGCGGCTAGATTAAATGTAGAAAAAGCTGAATCTTATCAGCCACAGTACGGAGATATTGAAGAAACTGCTGCTCAACCACAACAGCAACAACCTCAATTAGACCGTAAAGCCTTGGCTTGGCAGAAGAAAAACGAGTCTTGGTGGGGTAATAATCGCAAGATGACAAGTTTTGCATTTGGGGTGCATGAGGACTTAGTATCGCAAGGTATTGACCCTGATGTAGACTCAGATGAATATTATAGTAGCATTGACAAAGAAATGCGGTTAAGATTTCCAGAAGAATTTGAAGGAGAGACACCAGAAGCAGATGCGTCACCCCGTACTGCAGCGAAAGCAAAAACTGTTGTATCTTCTGCGAAGCGTACTACCAAATCAAAACAGTACGTTCTAACGGATTCTGAAGTTAGACTGTCACATCGTCTAGGGGTAACACCTGAAGAATATGTAAAACAAAAACTAAAATTAGAAGGTACAGCGTAATGGAAGATACAAAACCAAAAAGTCGAGTAAATCGAACTAAGCGTGATGTTGAAACTCGCGCTACGCAGGAACGACCAAAACAATGGAAAGCTCCTGAGATACTGCCTGAAATAAACAAGGAAGATGGGTATTCCTATCGCTTTGTTCGCACCAGCACTATGGGAGTGCCTGATGCTAAGAATGTATCCGCTAAGTTTAGGGAAGGTTGGGAACCTGTAAAGGCATCTGAACATCCAGAAGCTATGGCAATGGTCGACCACGACAGTAAATTTGAAGATTCGATAGAGATTGGTGGGCTGCTTCTCTGCAAAACTGATGAGGAGCTTACTAGACAGAGGGACGCACATTACTCTCAAAAAACTGGAGATGTAATGGAAGCCGTCGATAATAACTTTATGCGTGACCAAGATCCTCGTATGCCACTGTTCAATGACCGCAAAACGAAAACAGACTTTGGCAAGGGATAAACGGTTGCGTTAACTTTCTGTTTATAAGCAAAGGAGCTTAAAAATGGCATATCCAAGCGTTGACGGGCCTTATGGCCTAGTCCCCGTAGGATTAGTAGGCGAACGCGCTTTCAATGGGGGATTTACCCAGAAAGGTATTGCGTCTGAATATGGTACAACTATATTTCAGGGTGATATTGTTAAAGGCGTTACAGGTGGTACTGTAGAAAAAGATACAGGTACTACTGCTTGCACTCCTAACGGAATATTTATTGGGTGTTCTTTTACGGACGCTTCAATGGGGCCACGGTTTCAAAACTATTGGCCTGCAAGTCAAGTAGCAACGGATGCAGTAGCATACATTGTTGATGACCCTAACGTATTGTTTAAGATTGCAATTACATCTTCGGGTGTGGTTATCAGTTCTTTAGCAATAACCGACATAGGCGCAAACCTACAAATCACGCAAACCGCAGGAGATACTATTAACGGTGTATCTCGTGTGTCTGCTGATGATACGTCTGCGACTACTAACACTTTTCCTGTACGAGTCGTGAGTCTAGTTGAAGAAACTCGCAATACTTCTGGTGGTTACACCGAAGCAATTTGCAAGTGGAACGCTGGTCATCAATACGGCAATACTACAGGCGTTTAAAGGAGTAATTTGAGATGACTATAAGCAGAGCGCAGATGCTCAAAGAGCTTTTACCCGGTCTCAATGCTCTTTTTGGGCTTGAGTACAGTAGGTATGGTGAAGAGCATAAAGAAATTTATGAAAACGAAACTTCAGAGCGAGCGTTTGAAGAAGAACAGAAATTATCTGGTTTTTCTGCAGCACCCGTAAAAGCTGAAGGTTCAGCTATTGAGTATGATAATGCTCAAGAAGCATACACAGCGCGTTATACACACGAAACTATTGCGATGGGATTTTCGATCACAGAGGAAGCTATAGAGGATAACCTTTATGACTCTCTTTCTGCTCGATATACCAAAGGTCTAGCTCGTGCGATGGCGTACACAAAGCAGATTAAGGCAGCGAATGTCTTAAACAGAGCTTTTAACAGCAGCTACACGTATGGCGATGGAAAAGTGCTTTGCGCTACAGATCACCCGCTTGTATCTGGTGGAACTAACTCAAACCGTCCGTCTTCTGGCGCAGACTTGAATGAGACTTCTTTGGAAGCCGCTATCATTCAGCTTGCTAACTGGACTGACGAGCGTGGACTTCTAATAGCTGCGAAAGCTAACAAACTTATTATCCCAGCGGATCTTATGTTTGTTGCCGAGCGACTAATGAAGACCGATAGCAGAGTTGGTACTGCAGACAACGACATTAACGCGATCAAGTCAATGGGCGTTGTACCGGGTGGGTTTAGTGTAAACAACTTCCTAACCGATACTAATGCTTGGTTCTTGACCACTGATGTCCCTAACGGTCTGAAGCACTTTACTCGTGCGCCAATGGCTACGTCTATGGACGGTGATTTTGACACCGGAAATGCTAGGTATAAGGCACGAGAAAGATACTCTTTTGGTGTATCTGATCCATTAGGAATCTTCGGTTCGCCCGGATCTTCCTAATAATACTTTTAAAGTATATGAAAGGGGGCCTTGTGCCCCTTTTCTTTTTTGTGTACCCTCAACATAACTAGGAATTTTATAAACTATAACGACTGCCCTAGCAGACACTTATTATGACGTTATGGTGAAACCTTTAATAAGGAGGTTAGTCAAATGGCTAATACAAGTTTTACAGGCGCAGTCCGATCCGAAAACGGATTTACTAAAATATCAAAAGCTGCTGGCACAGGCGTTATTACAGAAGGCTCTACTTATTCAGATGCCGCATCTATTACAGGTGTAACTTCTGCTACTGGCGGTCTTGTTATTGGCGCAGCTAGTTCAACTAAACTTATTTCTGTTACCGTAACTACTGGAACAATCGCTGTAACACACAGTCAAAACGTAGATGTGTCTTTTACACAGCCAGCAGGAACAATTATAAGAAACTTAATTGCTATTCCAGCAGGAAATATAGTAACAGCAGGCAGCAGCGGGGATGACGTAGACTTTGATCTAGGTACTGCCGCTGGTGGTGGACAAATTATTGATGAAAAAGCTATCTTAGATGATGGTGGTTCAGCAGTAACTTGGGCAGCTAACGCACCTCTTTACATCATTCAAAACTCTCATGGACACGCTGCTAATCAGTTTGTTAGCACTTCAACAACCGCAGGTGTTGTTGGTGGCCCAGCTACTTCAGAAGCTATTGTTATTGCGTCAACGCTTTACTCAGCAGCTGAAAGAACGCTTCACGCTAGGCTAAAAGCACTATCATCAGATTTAGCTACAGCAGCAACAACTGTTAAATACATTGTTGAGTTTCAATTTTTGTAATCATGATGGGGAGGTAAAACTCCCCTAATTGCAGGAGTAAGCTGTGAAAAAGAAAAAAGAAAAACCTTTGACTAAAGAAGAAGCAAGAAAATTAGGTTTGACGAGCGACGCTGATTATCTTAAACGTGGCTACAGGATGAGAACAAGAAGGGTAAACACGCATGAATTTAAAAAACGTACAGACCCGAATAAAAAAATACTTGTTCCCCCTAGAGATGTTGTAGATGGGGAAATTCAAAAATACGGGTATAAGTTAAAGAAGAAAAAGAAAATGAATAAAGGCGGCAAAGTCATGAAGTACAACATGGGCGGCAAAGTACCTACTTACGCAGGTATGCCTATGATGGCTGAAGGCGGTATGGTCAAAAAGAAAAAGAAAGTTAGCAAGAAGAAATCTATTGATGGTGTTGCTAGACGAGGTAGAACTAAAGGCCGAATGGTCTAAGAGGGTTTAATTATGGGTCAATATTCAGATGTAATCCCAGTAACGATTACCGCAGACACTGTAGCCTTAGATGCAGACGGCATATCAGTAGCCGCGTCTGTTGGCAATAATGCGGCATTGGTTATTGGTGGTGCTTTAGCCGACAGTGGTTCTGTTACACTTAGTCATGGAAGACTAATAACTATTCTTTCTGCAGGCGATGATTCTAGTAAATCATTTACTGTAGTTGGTACAGATGTTAATGGTGATTCGCAAACAGAGACAGTAACAGGCGCAAACGCAGGCACAGCAACAAGTAGCAAGTATTTTAAGACGATTGCAAGTATTACTGCCGTAGGAAACCCCGCAGGTAACGTATCAGCAGGAATCAATGCTTCAGCCGCTGACGCTATTTTTACAATGAGAAGCAGGCTAAAAGGCATGTTTCTAACTAGCACAGCAACAGCAGGAGAAATTGACTTTCTTACGTCGTCGCCATCAGGCACAAGTATTATGAAACTTAATTCTGTTAGTGATGCTGATGCGACAAGAGATGTAACAATACCTAACGAGGGCGTGGTGTTTACAAGTGGTATTTATATACAGTATACCGTGTCAACATTCTTAACCATGACAGTGTTCCATGCGTAATGGCTACTTCAACAACAACGGCGTTTAATCTTGATTTAAACGAGATAGTAGAAGAAGCGTTTGAACGTGCAGGTTCAGAAATGCGTAGCGGGTATGACTTAAAAACCGCAAGACGTTCTCTTAACTTGTTATTTGCTGAATGGGCTAACAGAGGCATAAACCTCTGGACTATAGAAGCAGGCACACAAGTATTGACTGCAGGCACAGCAACCTACGACTTAGCTTTAGATACTGTTGACTTAATTGAGCACGTTATCAGAACAGGAACAGGCACATCCCAGTCCGATATAGGCATATCGCGTATAAGTGTGTCTGGGTATGCTGGAATACCTAACAAAAACATTACAGGCAGACCCAATCAGATATACATTAATCGCAGAAGTGGGGCTACCGAAGGTAGTACAGTAATATACCCACAGTTTACTGTGTGGCCTGTGCCAGACACTACAGAGACCTACACCCTTGCTTACTGGCGTTTAACTAGGATACAAGACGCTGGAAACGGGGTTAATACACAAGATGTACCGTTTAGGTTCTTACCGTGTTTGATTGCAGGTTTAGCTTATCATCTATCGTTAAAGATACCCGGAAGCGAGCAACGCACCCCCATGCTTAAAGCTATGTATGACGAAGCGTGGCTAGAAGCCTCAGATGAAGACAGAGACAGGTCTTCTATGCGTATGGTTCCTAGAGTGTCGTATGTATAGATATGGCTAGTCGTTTTGCTTCAAACAAATACACTATCGCAGAGTGTGATAGGTGTGGGTTTCAGTATAAGTTAAAAAAACTTAAAGAAATCTATATAAGGACAAGAAAAACAAACCTGCTAGTGTGTCCTACTTGTTGGGAGTCTGATCACCCACAAAACCTACAGGGTATGTACCCTGTTGTTGATGCTCAAGCAGTACGAAATCCAAGACCTGCACAAGGGACGGATGTAGTAAATATATTTCAGTGGGGCTGGGAGCCAGTTGGTTTTAATGACAAAGATGGTTTAGTGCCAAATAGTTTGAAAGGCATAGGTAAAATAGGTACTGTTACAGTAGATACAGTGAATAGCTGAAGGAGCTAATATGAAAGTAAAAGTCAAAGATATGAGCACTATCAAACCTTGTGCTATGCCGACTAACGCTGGGTATCCGAATAAAATACCTAACACCCAAACTAAAAAGATGAAGGGTGCAGGTGCAGCAACTAAAGGTACTGGGTTTAGCAATAAATCTAACTAATAACAATGAATTACGGCGCATTAGTTGCAGCAATTAAATCTTACACAGAGAGTGATTTTTCAACTACTGATGTAAATTTATTTATTACACAAGCAGAAGAAAGCATATATAACAGTGTGCAGATTGCTTATTTACGTAAAAATGTTACGGGCACAATAACAATCAATAATAAATACTTAGCTGTTCCTGATGATTGGTTGGATACGTATTCTTTAGCTCTAATAGATGGTAGTGGTAACTATAACTATCTAATTAACAAAGACGTTAATTTTATTAGAGAGGCGTTCCCGTTACCTACAACAACAGGTACACCAGAGTATTATGCGCTGTTTGACGATAGCGCGTTTATACTAGGCCCAACGCCAGACGCAGGATATTCTGCAGAACTGCATTATTACTACTACCCAACATCTATTACAAACGGTAGCACAGACTCAAATACTACTTGGATTGGCGATAACTACAGTACAGTCTTGCTTTACGGTAGCTTGCTAGAAGCCAATATCTTTTTGAAGGGTGAGCCTGATGTCATGGCAGAGTACCAAAAACGGTATGATGCGGCGTTAGGAGCATTGAAACAACTATCAGAATATAAGAACCGTAATGACTCCTACAGGGCGGGTCAGGCAAGAAAAGCTACGCTATAAGGAGATACTTTAATCATGGCTATAACACAAACAATGTGTACGTCTTTTAAAAAAGAAATTCTGCAAGCAGTACATAATTTTAGTGCCGCTGGAGGACATACTTTTAAGATAGCTTTGTATACGTCTAGCGCCACCATAGGAGCAGACACCACAGCATTTACCACTTCTAACGAAGCAAGCGGTACAGCCTATGTTTCTGGCGGGTTTACTCTTACTAATGTAGAGCCTTCAAGTGGCGGTACTACGGGGTTTTGTGATTTTGAAGATGCTTATTGGAACTCATCAAGTATTACGGCAAGGGGCGCATTAATTTACAATAGTTCACAAAGTAACAAGGCTGTATGTGTATTAAACTTTGGTGCTGATATAACAAGCAACCCTGACTTTAGAATACGGTTTCCTGTAAATGACGCAGATACAGCGGTTATTAGGATTACATAATGGCAAATAGAACGAATAGCGGTTGGAGTCGAGGACAGTATTTTTCTGGGCCGTGGGGTCAACCTGTTGTTGACGCTATTGAAGTTACCAGTGTATCTGCCGCTGCTGTTGTTTCTTCAGTACAACTATGGCAAGCAGTTGAAGGGCCACCGTCTATTACTTGGAGTGGTGTAAGCGATGCTCAAACACCGAGTTGGTCACAGATAAGCACTTCGCAAACACCTGATTGGTCAGGCAATATAGCCGCATAGAGGATATTTAGATGGCAAGTTCATATGTAAACAATTTAAGACTCACAGAAATTGCTACGGGTGAGGAAGCTGGTAATTGGGGAACCATAACCAACACAAATTTAGAACTAATAGGTCAAGCATTAGGGTATGGAACTAGAGCTATTGCCGATGCTTCTACTGACAATATAACGATTGCAGATGGTTCTTCTGATTCAGATAGAGCAATGTATTTAAAACTTACAGGTGGTGGGCAAGCCTGCACAGTAACACTAGCACCTAATACCGTATCAAAAGTATGGATGATGCAAAATGACACAAGCTACACACTTACGTTTTCTCAAGGTAGTGGAGCTAATGTATCTATAGAAGCAGGGGCTTGTAAGATTATAGCATCTGATGGCGCAGGTTCTGGAGCCGCTGTTTATGACGTACTTAACACACTACAAATTTCTGGCGATCTAACACTTAAAACAAGTGATGGCGCTATTATAAACGCGCAAACGTCCGACACTACGGTAACTTCTGGTAGTGTTTTAGGAAGGGTAGATTTTAAAGCTCCAGACGAAGCAAGTGGAACAGACGCTATATTATTAGCTGGGTCTGTCGCTGCGATAGCTGAAGATACGTTTGCAGCAGATAACAACGCTACTAAATTAAGTTTTCAAGTAGGCGCAAGTGGAACAGCTACCGAAAAAATGCAGTTAAGCAGTTTAGGGCATTTAGATGTTACTGGAGACATAACTGGAGCTAGTATTAATGCTGACGGAGACACAAGCGCAGGTGATAACGCAGCAATGGGCTATACTGCCGCAGAAGGACTAATCCTTACTGGGCAAGGCAGCACCTCAGACATTACCTTAAAAAACGACGCTGACGCTACAGTATTTACTGTTCCTACTGGCACAGACGATATTTTGTTTCCAGATAATGCTAAAGTTATGTTTGGCGCTGGAAGCGACCTTCAGATATACCACGATGGTTCTAACTCTTATGTACAGGATGCTGGCACAGGATTGTTGGTAATAAAAGGCAGTCAAGTAAATATTAACTCTGCTGGCGATGAATCTATGGCTGCATTTGTAGAAAATGGCGCAGTTAGTCTTTATTACGATAACGCAGTTAAATTAGCTACAGCATCAGGCGGAGTTTCAATAACAGGAAATGCAACCTTTGCTGATGACGGAACAGCTATTTTTGGTGCTGGTAGCGACCTTCAGATTAAACATAATGGTACAAATTCAATAATAGATAACAATACAGGTTCTTTGTTAATACAAAGTGATGCTCTTACTTTAGAAAGCGACAGTGGAGAAGACTATTTGACTGCCGCGGTAAATGGCGCAGTAACTCTGTTTTATGACAACGCTTCTAAACTTGCTACTGTAACAGGTGGAGTTAATGTAACGGGTACTTTGACCGCATCTACTGAAGTTACTGTTAGCTCTGACGTGCGATTCAAATCAAACATTGAAACGATTGATAGCGCATTAGACAAAGTAAAAGCTATGCGTGGTGTATACTTTGATAAACATGGCGCTGAAGACAGACGCTCTGTAGGTGTTATTGCACAAGAAATGCAAGAGGTTATGCCTGAAGTTGTAGTTACAGATGACACAGAAGATAAACATTTATCGGTGGCTTATGGCAACTTAGTAGGCGTTTTAATAGAAGCAGTTAAAGAGTTATCGGATAAAGTAGAAAAACTAGAGGCTAAATAATGGCGGTTACAAGTTCAGCACCTATTGACATTGGCGATCTAGTTACTGAATTTGGCGGTAGCACACCTCATTCTTTAACTGAATACTACCGTGGTGGTAGCCTTGTTCCTAACACTACAGCTAACAACAGTGTTCCTACTAGCGGTGCTATATCTCTAACAGACTTTTTTGGAGCCACTGCAAGTGGTGGGACAGATGACCGTACTTTAACTACGGGTTATGGGTTTTATGGTCTTGGTCTTACAGCATACGGTTTTAACTCACTTGATTTTAGCAATTACGGCTCTATAAGCGAAGACGCCATAGAATTTAGTGGGTTTAATGTTATTGTTAGGTCGGTATCAGTTACTAACAGTCTAAGATTTAGAGTTTCTGGTAATGTTGGGAACAGTGGCTGGACATCAATGACAGTAGGTGGAGTTACTTATAACCGAACAGATGCTACTTATGCAATTATAAGTGGGGGAGGTTTTAACGGCACACAATGGAGTTGGACAAACAGCGGCGGCGTACCAACTACAAATGGCGCAACAGCAACAGTATCTTGGCAAGAATAGGATAATTAAATGGCGAGTTCGTACACAACAAATTCAGGAATAGAAAAGCCAGCCGAGGGCGATCAGACAGGTGAGTGGGGCGATACGGTCAACACCAATATGGATATTATTGACCGATCCATTAATGGT